ATAGACTGAGACAGCGTGCCTACAAACCTGCCATTGCGGGTTACCTGCAACGTATCCGTCAGGGCATACAGAGCCGCAAGCTCTTCAATCATCACACCAGGATTGTCAGTTGTGTACGTCAGCCCAGAAGTCGTCTTTATCGTTACCGTGCCATTTCTCGCCTCAGTGATAGATTGGACAATGTTGTCCACCGCTCTGAAGTTGGTGTTGACAGTCAAAGGTGTCGAGTCAAGTCCGTTGAGCTTGTAGATCTGCTGCAGCAACCTAGCCTGGGCTCTGGTAATCGTGTACGTCCCAAGTTCTACCGCGGCACTGAAGAACTGGTTTGTGTTGACATACAGCGACGGCTGTAGATCAATCGGCCCAGGCGTGACCGTAGGCGAATAGAAGACATTGGTGTTGACCACCAACGGCGGAACAAGCCGCGTGTCAACAGTCGCAGCGTAGAACGTGTTGGGGTTCGTGTAGAGCCCCGGATTCAGGAAGTTCTGAGCCGTGACAGACGCTAAGTAGAACGTCTGTGTGTTGTCGTACCTAGCAGGGTTGAGGCTGTACGTCCCTACAACTGTCGGCGTGTAGAACGTGTTTGTGTTCGTGAACAGCGCAGGCAGAAGCTCATTGGCGGCCGAGATGCTGGACGCATAGAACGTCTGTGTGTTCGTGTACAGCCCAGGCAGCAGCGTATTCTGTGTACTGACTGTTGCGCTATAGAACGTCTGCGAGTTGACTACAAGGCTCGGCAGCAAGGCATTTGCTGCATCAACCGTGGCGCTGTAGAAGGTCTGAGTATTCGTGACCAGCGACGGACTAAGGGTGTATGCGCCCCCAACTGTTGCTGAGTAGAAGGTGTTGGTGTTGGTGTAAAGAGCAGGCGCTAACGTGTTCTCTGAAAGAACAACGGGCGCGTAGAACGCATTACTGTTGTCATACCTTGCAGGCAGCAACTCATTGCTTGCTGCGACTACTGGAGAGTAGAAAGTATTGGTGTTCGTGTACAGCGCCGGGAACAGGTTCTGCGTCGGGCTAGTCTGTGTAATGGTCGCCGAGTAGAACGTCTGTGCGTTGTCGTATCTGCTTGGGCTTAGGTCGTAAGCCGCAGAGACATTTGCTGCATAGAACTGATTGGTGTTGTCGTACCTTGCCGCAGACAAGGTGTTGGTTGCGTCAACAACAGGCGTATAGAACGCATTTGTGTTGTCGTACCGAGCAGGCGCCAGCGTATTAACAGCGCTGAGGCTTGCTGAATAGAAGGTATTTGTGTTTGTATAGAGACTTGGGGCCAGATTAACAGCGCCTGCTGTAACCGTGGCCCCAAAGAAGCTGTTTGTATTCGCCAGTAAACTGGGAAACAGCGTTGCTGCCGAGCTTCCGCTCGCAAGCAGCAGAGACATGACTTATTACCTGAAGTAGCCGAGCACAGCTACAGATCCACGGGGAGCGCCAGCAGTCGTTGCCGTGCCGCCCGGAATCCGCAGGATGATGTGCAAGTATTCACCGGGGTTGATCGGCAGCGGGGCATCGGCAAAGCTGCGCTGGAACCCGGGGGAGATCACGCCGACAGCAGATGCAGCCAGCAAACTCTGAGCGCCCAGCGGGATCTTGCGGGCAATCTTGGTCGTGCCGCCTGCGGTGAAAGTGGTGGATTCAGTCGTTGCCAAACTTGATGCGGTAGAGCCATAGCCAACCGCCCATTGAAGCAACAGGGGGCCACCCGTCAGCGCTGTAGTGACAGACAACTCGCCAATGATCACGCCAGTGCAGACAAAGACCTTGCCAGGAATTGCAGCCGTACCTACAGGGTTCAGCCACGCAAACAGCGGGTAATCCGACGCCGCAGGAGTGATGGCTACCGGCAGCAAAAACAGGCCACCCAGCGAGTTGGTTGCTGGCGCAGTGCTGGCCGTCAACGTAACCGCAGCAGGCTCAGCGCCCAGTGCATAGGTCGTCAACTGGCCGCCCGTTGTAGCGCCCTGCTGCACCTGCGTCGAACCTCCGCGCATGGTTGCAATGCTTGAATAATCAAGATTGGTCTGGTCGTTGACTTGGACGTTGTACGTAAACACCCGCAAAGACAACGCCGCCCCCGCCGCCGTAGCGCCAATCGCATGGCGAATTTGTAACGGCAGACTCTGTGACGCAAACGGAGCACCGTTAGATACTTGCGTGACCAACGTCGCATACAGAACGTTATTGATCCAAAACTGCACCTTATCGGTGTTGATGGTTATCTTGAACCCGTAAACTTGGTTGATCGTGTGCGTAAACGGGAAGATGCTGGTCGTGGTCTCAGCGCCGTTGAAGTTGATGACGCCAGCAAAACCGGCAGAAGTGATCCTGAAGTACGCGCCGTCTGTTGGCACGTAAGGCGAGGTTCCTGATTGCAGGAACATGCCGAAATCAATCGTCGTGTTCGTTGCCAACGCAGCCGAAAGAGCCGCCTCAAACACCACAGTCGTTGCGTTCTGGCTTCCGCACAGTTCAAAATACTGCTGAGTACGGAAGAATGACGCCGTGTTGATCGTCGTGATGTTGCCGCTATTGGTGACCAGCGCATTGCCCGTCAGCGCCATCGTCAGCGTGGTGGCTGCGTATGAGTGCTTGCCCGTGTTCTGGTTGGCGTAGCAGAATACTTCGTCGTCTAAGATTGTGTCGTTTACAGTGCGAAGACGATAGTCATTCGTGGTTTCAGGGCTAGACAGGAAGGGCGTGCCGGTAACGGTGCCAGCATCGTTCTCACTGAACATTCTCACCGCGCCCACGCCAGCAGGAGATGCAGCATCACCCGTGAATACAGGCACGCCGTTGGTGATGGTGGCGATATTCGTGCCGTCTTTGCCGATGAGTGAAACGCTCATGTTCTTTCCTCAGTTGTATACCCAGCCGACGTTGTAAACGCCGTGCCCGAAACCCGTTGATACTTTTGCGTAAATCGTGAAGCCGACTCCAGCAACGGGAGGCCCGGCGACCACGCTCAACTCTTCAACCCAGTGGTTGTCAATCGTGTTGCTGGCCGTGTTGGCAGGGAAGATCCACGCTTCAACCAGTTGAGAACCTGTGATGGATGGCTCAGACACAGCCACAGACGTATCAGTGGCCCTGCCCCCAAAATTTACGGTGGTTGTGCCTTGTGCCGCCATGATTTATAGAGCGAAGATGCCTGATGCGTTCCAGGTGACCGTTATGTTGCCACCGTTGGGCGTGACCGGCAGACCCGTCACGCCAGTATCGATGTACGCCACCAGCGGTGAAGTAGCGGCCGTTCCAGTGTCTACATAGATCACCAGCGCCTCAACAGAGTTACCAGTCACAGCGGTGTAGGTCACATCGGCTCCGTCAAAGACGCCGTTGGTCACTGATTTGGTAGCGCCAATGGTCTGGGCCGTTCCCACAACACCCGTCAGAGACGTCAGGAACTCATCCGCTGAGTTGTAGGTGTACGTTCCCGTATCGACCAAGGCAACCTTTACGGTTCCGGTCAACAGGTTTGTGTTGGTTGCTGCGCCAAGGATGACTTCCTTGTACTTCGGATAAATGGCGTTTGCCATGATTTACTCCTTCAGGGGATCAATAACCTCGGACGTCACCAATGTCAGCACTCAGGATGACTCGGCCTAGCTGATAGTCGCCATCAGCCACATTTGACACGAACTTCAGCCGCAACTCACGGCGTTGTTCCTTCATGTCAATTTTGTTCGTATTTGGGGCAAACGTATAGGGGTCAGACTCAACATCTTCTGATTGAGCGTAAGGCCTACCAGTCACGATCAGAGACATATCACCCTCTTGGATGAAGTCTGGCTCAACACGCTCAAGTCTCAGCCACCGATTTGCACCTTCCATTGTCGGCTGAGAAGGTCCACCAGAAACCCATCCAAGATCATTCGTCTCAAAGTAGCTCTCAATGGCCGTCACGTTCGTGCCGTCAATAGCATTGACACCAAATTCATGCTGGTAGACGTTGATGAGGTCTGGTTCCGTCTTGAACGTGGCCGTGCTTGATCCTGTTCCTGTTGCAACCAAGGACATCTCAATGCCTTGCGCATAAATTGCAGAAACAGGAACAGAAAAACCCGCTCCAGAGCCGCCAAGGTTTGTATTGCTTGCGCTCAGTGAGTCACCAATCTCATAACCTGCGCCTGGATTAGTTACCGACACAGCAGTAACAGAGCCACCACTGACCGTAATAGTCGCCAGCGTCCCAGCACCAGAACCCCCTGTAAGCGGAACATTGGTGTAAGTCGCGTTTGGATACCCGGAGCCCCCAACAATCGCACCAAGAGTCTTGATGTTGCTTGAAGTGATAGATTGAACGGAAGCGCCGACTGTTATGTTGGTGCCTGAAATAATCAGGCCAAGAGTGACATCTACGTTGTAGGTGTCTAGAAGCAGAAGATCACTTCCAGTGGTCGCGTTTACTGTTGCAGTTGTGACCTCAACTTCTTCTGAAGCATCCCATCCAGCAGCAACGGGGAAGGCGAATACTTGAGAGAAGTACCCCGCAGATCTTCTGGCTCCTAGTGCCTGACCAGCGTCATACCAAGTGTTCTCGCGGATGTTGTAGATGATCACATCGTTGCACTCGGTAGAGTCGCCTCGCGGGTAGAACCACCAAATCTCTCCAAACCTAGGGACTTTCGTCACCCACACCTTTTGGCGCTGTGCATAGTTCAGGTTGTCAAAGAAGTAGTTCTGATTCAGGTCGTTAGGGATTTCCTTGACAACACCGTTGTACAGAAGGAATCGATCCACGCCACACCAGTAGTACACGCCGTCGTACTCAATCGCCGATTGACTGGACAGAATAGAAGACTGGCTTGAGACGATGTCGTATCGCCAATACTGAGCCGGAGTCCCCTGACCACCGATGTAGCTCACCTTGACAAGACTATCCAGGCTCCAAAACAAACCACTGGGAGAGTTAGAGCCACCTCGAACCGGAAGACCCTGAACGAACTTTCCTGTAGCCACGTTAACTTCATTGGCATCCGCGGACACCCAGTCTTGAGCGTTGCCCGCAGAGCAGTTCCTGATTAGCCCGCTGTTCCCGTAGACAAACACATACGGGTGCAGAGTCACAACACCTCCAGAGACCTCAACATTGTTGTTGAACGTCAAGGTCACTGAACCAGAGGCAGTGGCATTGTTGGACAACGTAACCGTTGTGGTGGAGACAGAAACTACCGTTGTGTTAGCTGGGATACCAGTTCCAGTGACAGTCTGACCAGCGCCAATCAAGAGATTGGTTGCCGCCAGAGTCACTGTAGGCAAACCAGTTGATGTAGTTGCAGTGTCAGTAAACACACCAATCTGAGACATCGTAGTCCCGTTGATGTTGCCAATCAGAACTGGCGTGTTTACCGTTGAGTCTGTTGCCGCTAGGTTCCGCCCAGGATGCGCCACCAACGAAGCATTCCCAGATCCGTCTACATCGTAGAACCCATCAAACTGCCAGAGGTTCAGCACACTTGCAGAGAAGTTACTCAGAGTGAAATCTGAAACACCAGCGCCAACACCGTTGTCGTCAATTACAAGCTGTTGCAAGCCATCACTGTAGCCGCTGAAGATGTAGTTGAAGCTGTCCTGAGCATTGACCCAAATGCCTCTGGACGGGCCGCTCAGTTGACTAGAGATAACTCTGTATCCTGCTATCTTTCGAGGTCTTCCGCGCTGGAAACGAACCCAGCGCCCATCGTTATAGAACTGCTTGTCAAAGACAGTTCCATCCCTCTGGATGCCAGATTTCGTGTCAAGAGCGAAGACTTTTGCAGTCATCAGAACGTACCGCCTTGAACGCCGCCAGTGAAGTTGCCCGTTCCGGTGATATTCAACCCTGTTGCTGTCAGGCCAAATCTCTTGACCCCCAAAACAGCCATACCGATCTCACCAGACCCAGGACGATACACGCCGGTAGATGTTTCGCTTGCAAAGTTCAGCGATGGAGATCCTACGTTACCGTTGTCAAGCGACAGCACAGAAGCACCAGCAGCAATCGTTGAGGCGTTCAGAAGGTTGACTGAATCGCACAGCAAAATCACCTGTTGGCCCGCAGGGATAACGGCTGTACCGCCACCAGAAACACCCGTAGTAAAGGTAATGGTGTATCCGGAGCCGGTTCCATCAGTCTGATTAGTAACGTAATAGACCTGAATTGTTTGAGGCAAAGTGACTGTCACGTTGCCTGTGAGAGTTCCCGTGTATTTCTGAATTGGGTTTGACGCTTCAGCCGCAGTCAACGAGTACGAACCGGTTGTCACGGCCTTCGTCAATTGCGTGAAGTTGAACAGCGTGCTCTTGCCAAGACCGACGGTGTAGTACGCAGTTCCTGAGCATGCAATCAAGCATGAGTCTGCAGGCTGCATATCAAGGCTTGCAGAGCCATTGATCAGCGTACCCCCAGGAGGGGTAACCGCCAGCGTACCTGTCCCGCCATTGCGAACCAAGAAGTACCAATCGTCGCCAACCGTAGTGGCTACCGGCAGCGTCAGCGTTCCTGCGCCTGCAGTCCACACATAAGCACTGGCTCGATCTGCATCTACCGCGGTGTAGTTAGAAGAGAACGTATTGACCGGGAAAGCAGAATTCAGCGTGTTGCTGATTGCTTTGAGACCATACCCCGCAAGCGTCGAGGCATCAGCGTTAGACGTTCCTACACCAAACGCAATGATTCCCCACGTTCCCGCGGTAGTGGCGTTGGTCTTGATGTAGATGTACTTGGCTTCACTAGCGGCAATCGAAACAATCGTGTTGCCGTTGTAGTCAGTGACAACAAAGGTATTGGCACCAATGTTACGAATCAGCGCATCTTGACCAACAGAAGCCTGATTGGCAGGCGGCATAGCCAGTTGCAGCGACCCAGCCGTCGCCGTAACGTCCATGATCCGCGCAGCATAGTCATCTGTCGCGTTACCGTTGATGGGCCACGAAAGAGTCGTGTTGGCCGACAGAGTAATGCTGCGATAAGAAACGTCAACCGGCTGGATCACGTTTCCCGTGAAGACCGAATTAAAGCTAGGCATTTGTTCCCTCTTCTTCGGCAAGTTTTTTGGCCTTTTGAAGAGCCTTTGTTGCTATGTTTGAAGCGCGAATTTTGGCTTTCGTCTCTTCTGTGTGCCTGCGGCCCACAAAACTTGCGTGCTTTGACTTCTCTGATTCTGGCATCTTACGACCAAGCAACGTCTGCCGAATTTTCTCTTTGGTTTCTTCGCTCAACGGCTTGCGGATTCGCGTCTTATGGGCGGCAGACATCTTTTTTCGAGTCTCGTCAGATGGCCTCTTGCCAAGATTTTTGCCTTTGTTAGACGCACGGATTTGCTCAATTTTTTCTGGCGCCCATTTGCGCCCCTTTGCCCAACCAAATTTGACAGAACGCTCTTCCGGAGACAGTCCATCAACAAAACACTTCATGGCCCTTCTACGAACTTCTTTCTCTTCATCTGTCATTGAGCGTCCAACAACACCATCCCCACCATCCGTCAAGTTGTATCCATAAGGAGACTTGGTGTTGTGCTGTTGGATCAGAAGTCTTTCTAGATCGCAAGCGCACTCAAAATCAAAGGCGTCGCAGATGTGCGTAAAAACAAAACCATCTTCTCCGTACTTCTTAATTGCCGCATGCAAAGCAGGAGCGCTGCCATTCACAGAAAAGTGCTGACGCCAGCGTCGCTTCAAGTCCTTGGTAATGCCGACGTATTGCTTACCATTGGACTTATTGGTGGCGATGTAAACTGACCAAATCATCAGGAATCCTTCGCAACAGCTTGCCTGTCACCAATCCTGAGCGTGTCTTCCGTCTTCAGGACATTGACGATTTGATCATATTGTGCCTGCCACATCTGCATTCTTTCGTCGTTCTTGAGGAACGGCATGGCCTGCAAAAGAGATCCATACAGAAGGGCCTGGGGAGCGTACTGCGTGAACCAATTTGACTGATTTGAGGAGTCTAGAGGCGCCAAGCGCTCGTAGTACAAGACCTCATACGAGTAATCATCTGCGGGAGTCGGGGCGACCAACCAGTGTGTGTAGTCGTAGTCGCAGTAATACTTTGGAACATCTTCCTGTGCGGGATCAGGCCAATACTCACGCAAATACTCGTACTTGCGTAGCAGGACAGGTTGTCTTTGGCCGCCAACGGTCACGTTCATTGAGACAGTCTTGCGCCACCGAGCAGGCTTATCAATGGTGGCCTGCCCCTCAACCATGTTCGAGGTTGCAACCGTCAGGTTCCCCAAGAACTTCAGGTCGGCCGCCAAGACTTGCTCGGCCAGCATGATGAAGGTCGGAATTTTGTCAATCGTGGCTTGGTCTGTGCGCTCTAGATATGTCTCAATGTCAGCAGCCAAGCTGGAATACGTCATTACTGCTGCG